TTTGATATTGATACTGGTGTAGCACTTAACCCTGCTGATGTTACTAGTTTTGATATGATGGATCGTCAGAATGATGCCTTTGCTCCGGAGATTCAAGCACAACAGCAAGATGATCAAGCAGCACGTAGTCAAGCGCAGTCTGATGATGCTCATAAGAAGGAAATGCAGAAAATTAAGGCAACGCCAAATTCTAAAGCAACTTCATCTACTAAATAATTCTTATAACTTGTAAATATTATGGATACAACACCATTAGATTCTGAATTGGTTGATATTGTTGATCTGCTTGCTGACAAGAAAAGGTCAGAAGCTATGGACAAGATAAATGATTTTCTTTTTGCGAGAGCATCAGATGTCATTGATACATATAAACAGACTGTATCTTCATCATACTTTGATGAACCTACAGCACAACAACAACCCAACGAAGAATGAAACTTATTACCGAGAACATCGAATCAGTTGAGTTAATCACTGAAGAAAAAGATGGGGAAAAGAAACTCTATATTGAGGGTGTCTTTCTTCAGTCTGAAGTGAAGAACCGCAACGGAAGGGTATACCCATTTAAAGTTCTTGATAATGAAGTGAAACGTTATAATGAAGAATATATCAAACCAGGTCGTGCTCTGGGTGAATTGGGTCATCCCGATGGACCTACTGTAAACCTTGATCGTGTGTCTCACAGGATCGTAAGTTTAAAAGCAGAAGGTAATAATTTTATCGGTAAAGCACATATCCTTGATACTCCTAATGGCAAGATTGCTAAATCACTTTTGGGTGAAGGAGTGAAACTTGGTGTTTCTTCTAGAGGCATGGGTACTCTTGATAAGCAAGAGGGTGTTGCCTATGTCATGGATGACTTTATGCTTGCCACTGCTGCAGATATAGTTGCAGATCCTTCTGCTCCAGATGCTTTTGTTAATGGAATCATGGAAGGTAAAGAGTGGGTATGGAACAATGGTATTTTAAAAGAAACTACTGTTGCTAAATATCATCAGACTATTAGTCAAGCATCACAGAGTGAATTGGAAGGTAAGACCTTACAGGTCTTTAAACACTTCCTAACAACTCTATGATTTATAAATAAAAACAGATAATTATCAGAATAATTTTAAGGGGAAACTCAAATGTCAGATATGCTAAACGAAAAGTTTGAGGAGTTTGTAACTGAATCACATAAGGAACTTGCCGAAACTCTTGGTCAAGATCCCATGGGATCCGTTGCTGCTGCTGTTATTCCTGGTGGTGGTTCTTATCACGCCAACAGCCAAACCTCAGGTGCTGTGAATCAAAATGGCGGTAGTGCCGAAGGGCGCACTGGTCATGCTGCTGACCTGAGTACCGATGTTGCCCAAGCGGGTCAATCGATTACTGATAACGGTGGTCCTCGTCCTGATGGTAATGAGTCTGGTGAAGATAATCCCGGTGCTAAAGCATCTGCACCTGTATCACAAGTCGCTGGTGATCCCCAACAGCGAGGTACTGGTAAAGATGAGCCTGCCGGTTCTAATCCTAAGTTTGGCGCTGACATTACACATGGAACATCTACTGGTCCTACTGTAACTTATCCGATCAAGCCTTCCTTTGAGGAAGTTGATATGTCTGCTGATGTTGCAGCATTGACAGAAGGAACTGAACTCTCTGAGGAGTTCAAAGAAAAAGCAACAACAATTTTTGAGGCTGCTGTTAAGTCTAAACTCAATGAAGAGTGGACTAAACTTGAAGAGCAGTTCAAAATACAACTGGAAGCTAAGTCAGTGGAAATTAAGGCTGAGCTTGCAGAAGAAGTAAACGGTACATGTAAGTATGCCGTTCAGACCTGGTTAGAAGAGAACCAGATTGCTATTGACCGTGGTATTCGCAATGAAATCACAGAAGATTTTATTGCCGGTCTTAAGAATCTCTTTAACGAGCATTATATTAATATCCCCGACGATAAAATTGAAGTCGTCGAGGGTTTGACAGAAGATCTTCGTAAAATGGAAGAGCGCCTTAATGAACAGATTGAGCGCAATGTGGGACTTAATAATCGTCTTGATGAATCTGCACGTACAGTTGTTCTGAATACAATTTCAGAAGGACTAGCAGATACACAGAAAGACAAACTTGCTAAACTAGCAGAGGGGGTAGGATTTGAATCAGAGGAGAAATTCGCTGAGGCAGTCAAGACTCTTCGTGAGTCATACTTCCCAGATGCACCTGCTGTTAAAGCAGTAGAAGCAACTGACGAGACACCAGTAGAAGGTCAAGGCGATGTAGGTCCAGCAATGGCATCTTACATGCAGGCCATCGAACGCTGGCAGTAATATAATAATATAACACACTTTCTTTAGAGTTTAAAAAAATGTTTAACGCAGAAAAACTCCAAGAGAAGTGGGCACCTGTTCTCAATCATGAGGGAGCTCCTGAACTTAAAGGAGATCGCTACAAGAAAGCAGTAACCGCAGTACTCTTGGAAAACCAAGAGCGTTTCATCCGTGAAGAACGGGGAATGCTCAATGAGGTAGCAGTCAACGCATTAGGCGCTGGTACTGTATCTCCCGCTAATTCTGCATTGGGTAATTCCAATACAGCTGGCTTGGCAGGTTTCGATCCTGTCCTAATTAGCCTCGTTCGTCGTGCTATGCCTAACCTTATGGCATATGACGTATGTGGCGTACAACCAATGAGTGGTCCTACAGGACTTATCTTTGCCATGCGTTCTCGCTACGAGAAACAGACTGGCGAAGAAGCACTATTCAACGAACCAGATACAGGATTCTCTGCTGGTGACGATGGAGACACAGCAGGTTCTTATGCTGTTCGTGAAGGAGATGGTACTTCAGATTCTGGTAATGGTCTTTCCGATGGTAACAACCCCGCCCTTCTAAATGACAGCACTGCTGGAACTTATGAAGTTGCTCGTGGTATGTCCAGGGAAAAACTGGAAAAAATGGGTGAGGCTGATTCCTTGTTCCGTGAGATGTCCTTCAGCATTGAGAAGACTTCTGTGACTGCAAAGTCCAGGGCTCTCAAGGCAGAGTACACTCTTGAACTCGCTCAAGACTTGAAAGCAATTCATGGTTTAGATGCTGAGCAAGAACTCGCTAACATTCTGTCTAGTGAAGTTCTCGCTGAAATCAACCGTGAAGTCGTTCGTACTGTGTATACCGTCGCTAAGAAGGGTGCTCAGAACAACGTTGCTAACGCTGGTATCTTCGATCTCGACGTTGACAGCAACGGTCGGTGGTCTGTTGAGAAATTCAAGGGTCTTCTTTATCAGGTAGAGCGTGACGCTAACGCTATTGCCCAAGAGACTCGTCGTGGAAAGGGTAACTTCCTCATCTGTTCTGCAGACGTTGCAAGTGCTCTGGCTATGGCAGGTGTTCTCGACTATTCTTCAGGTCTTAACGGTGCTGGTGGTCCTTCCATCGGTGATGTTGATGACACTGGAAATCTTGCTGTTGGTACAATCAATGGTCGCATTAAGGTCTACGTTGACCCATATGCTGCTAACTTGTCTGACAAGCATTACTATGTTATCGGTTATAAGGGTACTTCCCCATATGACGCAGGACTATTCTACTGCCCATATGTACCCCTCCAGATGGTTCGCAGTATTGACCCCAATACATTCCAACCTAAGATCGGTTTCAAAACACGTTACGGCATGGTATCCAATCCATTCGTTACAACTAACGGTGCATACAATGGTACACCTGACGGTGAGACACTTACCGCCAATGCCAACATGTACTATCGTCGTGTTCAGGTCACTAACTTGATGTGATACAAGTTTCACATTCGCATTACCAAAAGGACTCTTCGGAGTCCTTTTTTTTGTCTAAATAGATATATGACATACAAAAGACACGAATCAAATAATACAGAATCTGATCCTCAACCAGGAAGTGTAAGTAAAACACTTTATTCTGGAGACAGTGAGGGTTGGAGTACTGTGGCATGGAAAGATTGGAACGCTGATTATCAGGCACGTAAGGTAGATAACACCACTAGAACACCTGGTACATATCAAGCAAGAAAAGCAGACAATAGTACACGAACACCTGCTGCCTATCAACGACATGATAAGGACAATAATGCAGTTGAAGCATGACCATAATTAGTTGAGGATTTGAGATGCCTGCTGAATGGTATAAAGAACAACCAAAAAATAGAAATTTCTTAGCACCTACAGGATTCAAGTTTAAACTTGAATTATTTGATAGTGTGGATTTCTTTTGTCAGGCAGTAAATTTTCCTGATATCAGTATGCCAATCACACCAATAGCAACTGGATTGAGATCTGTTCCTGTTATTCCTGGTGGTGGTGTTGAGTATGGTGATTTAAATGTACAGTTTATTCTGGACGAAGATCTAATTAACTATCATTCTATATGGAAATGGATACAACAGAATGGTAATGCTGAAGGATTTAAGGTAGCAAAATCAAAGTATTCTCATGGTCAATTACATATACTAACATCAAATTATAACACACAGTTTATTGTTGATTATGAAAGATTGTTTCCCGTGGCCTTGACAGATATTATATTTGATGCTACAGTTAACGATATCGAGTATTTCACAGCGAGCGCAACGTTCAAATTTACTAGGTATACTCTCCGTGATAAAAATTTTAAAATTATAGAATGAAATTTGAGCAACTATATCATAGGTTCGATAAAATTAAAGAAGAGTGGAGTGCTGATACTAAGATAGATTTTCAATTTAAGAACAAGGAGTACTCAGAAGATCTAGCACGGCTAGCATTAGAGATCCCTTTTCAGCACAATAAATACTTAAACCATTACACAGACATATCACAAATTAAAACCTCTTTTGAATTTGAACATAGAAAGATGGTTAAAGAAAAACGCGAGTATTATGGTGGTGAATCAGAAGCTCGTGTATATGCAGAAAAACCATTTGGTTCACATATAAAAACTTCTGAGAAGATGAAAGTTTATATGGAATCAGATGATGAACTGATTAACTTAGAAGCTAAAATCAAATTCATGGATCAAATGCTTCATTATCTAGATCAGGTAATGAAACAAATTTCTAATCGAAGTCATCATATCAGACACGCTATAGATTGGGAAAAATTTATTAATGGGAGTTAGTAGTGCCACATCTGACAGTCAAGAAAAAGAATGAAGTATTCATGCAAGTGGATGCAGAACCACATGTCCATAGAGAATTAGCAGATTACTTTTCATTTGAACTTCCAGAAGCAAAGTTTTTAAAAAGACAACCCAGATATAAATATTGGGATGGGATGATCCATTTATATTCTCCAGCAACAGGTGAGATATATAATGGTTTACTTCCTCATATAAAGCAATGGTGTCAAGAAAAAAAATATAATATTGCATATCAAAATAATGATTGGTATGGTACGGTAGAGGAAGAGAATGATTTCGTGTCGCCTAAGGGCGTCAAACACTTCATGGATAGCATTTGTAGCATAAGACCTAGACCATATCAGTATCACACCGTCTACCAGGCACTAAAGGGCAATAGAGGACTGTTCGTGTCTCCTACAGGTTCTGGCAAATCATTAATGATTTATTCAATTATTAAATATTATTGGATGTTGAAGAAAAAGATTCTTATTATTGTACCCACCACTAACTTGGTGGAACAAATGATGAAAGATTTTAAAGACTATGGATGGAGAGCAGAAGATTATTGTCATGCTATCTATAGTGGTAAAGATAAGAATACTGATAAGAATGTTATTATATCAACTTGGCAATCAATTTATAAGTTTCCAAAGAGATACTTTGATGATATTGATTGTGTGGTAGGTGATGAGGCACACTTATTTAAAGCAAAGTCTCTTACTGGTTTGATGATTAAGTTACATAATGCCAAATATAGATTTGGATTTACTGGTACGTTAGATGGTAGTAAGACTCATAAGTGGGTGTTGGAAGGATTGTTTGGTCCATGTCAAAAAGTAACTAGAACTGATGATCTGATTAAGAAAGGTTATCTTTCTAAGATTAGAATTAAAGTTTTAGTTTGTAAGCATGACTATAAGTATTTTCCTGATTATCATTCAGAGATGGAATATATTATAGAACATGAAAAGAGAAACAATTTAATAAAAAACCTAGTCAATGACATAGATGGAAACAGTTTAATACTATTCAACTATGTGGAAAAACATGGTGAACCTCTTTATGAATTGATAAATAGTAGTATGACAAAGGAACGAAAAGTGTTTTTCGTTCATGGATCCACAGACACAAAGGACAGAGAAGAAGTACGAGATATTATAGAGAGAGAATCTAATGCAATTATCATCGCGTCTTATGGAACGTTCTCTACTGGTATCAATATTCGGAATCTTCACAATGTTGTGTTTGCTTCCCCCTCCAAGAGTCGTGTACGAAATTTACAGTCATTGGGGAGAATCCTTCGTAAGGGTGAAGGAAAGGAAATAGCAACTCTTTATGATATTGCAGATGATATATCTACAGAAGGCAAAGATAATTATACTTTAAAGCATTTGTACGAAAGACTATTAATATATCAAGAAGAAAATTTTAAATATGAAATCATAAAAATTAATTTGAAATAAAATGGAACCAGAATTCTATGCAACAATAAAATTATCAACAGGAGAAGAACTTCTTTCTAAAGTTTCCTATCTTACTGATGAAGATTCTCTTTTATTGGATCGCCCATTGATAGTAGAACGTGTTGTACAAAAAAAATCTGGTCGTGCAGTAGAAGGATTTCATTTAAAGGAATGGTTGATAGCAACTTATGATACTACTTTTATTGTTAATATGAGACAAGTAGTTACTATCACAGAATTAGATCCTAAGATTGTTCATTTTTATCAACGTCATTTAACGATAGATCCTACTCTT